TGATTCTGAAGCCAAGTGTATTGGTCTTTTTTCGCATTCGCAAGTTCAACATCTTCATCAACACGTATATTATCACTTACAATTCTTTCGACTGCCTTTATCGCAGCATATAAAACAACAAGGTATTCGGCCTCATCGGGAAAGGTAGCTATTGCATCAAGACCGTAAGTCACCGCAGGGTACTGAACCTCGGAATACTTTCCAACAGCTGTAGAAGCTGATGGAAGAATATTGAGATAATTACTCTCAATATAATATACCGGGTCGGTAGCCGTAGCATACATCATGTCGTCCGAGTCTGATACCCTGCCCTTCACCCTAGAAGACACAAGCCTGCAAGGCTGGTCAATAGTACCGTCACTTCGCCTCACATTAAAAACCTTACCAGTATTGAGAGTAGCCGCAGTACTTTCACTCCCCACTGCCCGTGGCGTAAGCGTTTGCTCTGCTGCACACAGAGCAAGAAGGTTCGGGGGCATAACATTGATTACTTCCTTAGCCCCATCCGTAAGCCAAGAAGTTATAGCAGTAGTATCGCTTGAAGCATCTGCCGAACTTCCTACAATCCCGACCATATCTTCAATCTGTACTTGAAACGTAGCCATTAATCTTCAATCACCATAACTTCTAAATTGCAACTAGATGTATTTGCCCTAGCCCAGTAATCAGCATCTGCAGCACGAAACATGGCAAACTCTCCCGCTTTTAACTTGCAAAAGTAATTAGTATCATCTTCGTCCGCAATTTCAACATAATTTGTTGCATCTAAGTTCTTAAAAAACATATATCCATAAGTTCCAATATCAGACGCAACACTTATCTGCTCATTACTAGTCCCTATTACCTGTATGGTTTTATTATAAGACTCACCAGAAACATCAACAAAAGCAGAGTCATTCTTACTCTCTTTTACACTGTTCTTGTTATATTCTAGTTGAGCTGCAATTCTTAATTCGTTAGCCATAATTATTTCTTCTTCTTTTTCTTACTTTTCTTTTTTTTCTTTTTAGGTGGCCTTCCACGTTTTTTTCCATATGTTCCTTTTCCGTATGGCATAGCTACCTCTCCTTACTTGACTTATTAATCTTAGACATATTGTTGCCCTCTCATAATATCAACACTCTCATCAAGTGTTATTGGTGTTGACTCAATATCTGTCCTACTTCCAATATCACTTCTCATGAAGAAATATGGAGATTCTTTCTTTAGAACAATCTTACACTCGGAACAATATTGTCCCTTATAATATCCGTGAGACTTGCATATTCCTGCAATTTTCATCGTCCGCCACCCATCATTTGCATTAGCATCTGTAACATATTACCACCACCACCACCTTGCGGTCTAACCTGTGGAACACGTGGAATCATAGAAGGCATCTTAGGGTCGGCTTCCCTCCTCGGTAAACCCGGCCAGCTATGCCCAGCTGGTGCACCAAGTTGATGGCGAAGTGGAGCGGGTGGCCCCTGCATTGGTCTAGCAGCTGGACGTGGTGCCCGAATCCGTTTTAGCCTCTCGGCTTCCCAAGGACTCAAACCCGATGCCTGTGGTGTTAAACCCTGTGGTTGTACCATACCCTGTGGTGCCATACCCGGTGCTGCTCCCTGTTGCATTATCAATGGCAATAGTACCTTCAACATCTCCATTAGCTGGTTTACATCTACCTCTCCCTGTTTCTCTCCAAACACCTCTAGTGCCTGTGTACTGCTGTCTTCTTGTCCTTGACCGTACGCCATCGCTATTTTCCTCTAGTCTCGTACCACTTAGGACGATTTCCCAAATGATACAATATTACCAAAATTACTAATATTATCCATAATAAACATCTCACCTAGTGGTGGAAAGAAGTACAACCCTCTAGCCACCTTGTTCTTTAGGGGCAAGCCCTTTATACGACCTGCCCCACAGTGAACAAAACTGTTAATCCCTATTGATTAGGACTAAGCTGAAGCAGATTCTACCACGACAACCGTAGCAATTGCTACTGGAACATAACCGCTTAAATGCCAGTTTGTTCCATCAGACACGACAGACATTCTCAAACCTTCAGTGGCTTGAGAGACTGAACCGTCTATGGTTATCTTAGATAGACCATCAACATCGTCAACTGTGCTGTTAGCAGCACCTGCGACAATGTACCCATATATATCTGTATCATTATCTCCAGTCGTCAATACGAAATCAGCATCATCGTCTGAATCCACCGTATAGGTGAAATCATAGAAAACGCCCTTAGCACCTGATACTTCAGGTAACGTAAGTGTAATATCGTTATCAACTGTTGATAAGTCCAGATAAAAAAGAGTACCTGATTCTTCATCGTGTAACGTACGAGTTACCGCTGAAGCATTAGTAATGGACTCTGTTGGTCTACGAATAGCATTAAAATCGCCAACAGAACCAGATGCTGAATTTATCTGTGATAGATAACTCATATTATGCACCCTCCATGTTGTAAAGCATGTGAGCTTCTGGCAGTGTTATTTCCAGACCAGCTTCCGTAAGAACCATGTCCTTACGTAAGTCTTCGTCCGGTGCCTGCACGTTAGTCTCAACATACGTATCGCGATTAATACCATTACCAACAAGAGGTCTGTAAGCTAGTTTGCCCATATCGGCAATAAGCAAACACCCTGCTGATACACCTCTAAACAAAGGCTCTTTCACCATATGAAGATTACCGTGAACGGTTTCAATCTTCATAATGTTGTGACCAAATGCGCCTTTGCTGGCTGAGAAGTTGTACCTGTGTTCATTAGCAATTGACATATCAACAAATCCAGTAGAACTAAGTTTGTTAAAGATTGTAATTGCAGGTAATGAAGCAAGCACGAGCTTATCCGCACTGCCACCACGGGCAGGGTCAAACAAGACTTCCATATCACCAAGAATGACGTCATATGACATGCTTGCCACCGAGCGATAATAAGGAACTCCAGAGGAGTAACTTAACGCCGTAGCATCTGTCATTTGAGCTGTACCATTCTTAACAATATGACCGACTAGGCCTTCAGTGTACTGAATAGAGTTCTGACGTGCCCGTTGACCGAACAGCATCGCTCTTTCAATATCTACCTTATGCTCACGAAGTTTAAGAGCCCAGATACGAGACCACTCGTCAGCATACCCACGATAGCGGGTAGCAACAGCGGTATTCGACATCTCAGCGGCTGTCTTAAAAATCTGAGTATAGCCAAAGTCATCTTCAATCTCGCTAGACCAAGCATCAGGAGCACCTGTGCCTTCTGCGAAAGATGTACCAATTACTTGACAGCGGTCTGCATCTGAGACTGTTGTAGTACCAGATTGGTTTGAAGTGCTAATGCACGTAGCGCTGAACGTAGTGTCCGCACTATTTGCAACAGGAGAAGAGATTACACGAAATTGTGTTAATCCCCAACCATCAGACGAATCGTCCACGGTCTGTACACTAAATACCATACCTTTAACAAGCCAACTAACCCGTCCGGCAGTAGAGCTACTACCAGTAGCACTCTCTACCGTAAAAGCATAGTCAGAGCCAGCGGCGACGGTACCAACGGCACCATCAACGAAGAACTCTCTACTTGTCCAGTCTATTTTAGACCGATTCTCAAGAAATCGGAAAACAGGGTCATCTGTAGGGACTTTTGCAACCTTGCTCAAGTAAACAAAGAACGGAGACTCCTCGGGAGCCAATTCAGCAACCCTATCGCCAAAACTATATAGTCGACGACGGTCTGGAGCCTGTCCTACACCAGCGCTTGTTGCCGCTGCTGTGATGTCACTTGATTTTTTTACACCAGTTGTAATAGCCATTTTATATTCCCCTTAAAAAACGCGTCCTTTATTGTCTGCCGCTACGATAGTATCAAATACCTTGTCAGTCTCGTTCCTTGGAATGGAACCTGAGCTGCTGACCGCACCTGCTGTCTTAGGGGCTGACTTGGACGCTCTAACTGCATCCAACGAAGAAGAAGGCTTCGACCCTTCCTTCTTATTATTTCGCTGAAAAACATCAACTAAGGTATCTACAGACAACTGGTCTTTGGGTTGGGCATAGAAATCAATAAAGTTCGTAGCTTCTTCCTCAGACATATTGTAAGTGCTTTTGAGTTCACCTACCAAGTTATTCATAAATACCTGCTCTTGTAACGCACCAAAATGACGCTGCATTGTTTCATCTACTCTATTCTGCTCTATCGCCTCTCGATGGCGATAGGACTCGGAGTCTGGACGAAAAAAAGCGTCCCAAGGATTGAACTCATCTTCACCGAACTCTTCCTGCGGGTTGCTCACCTGAGCACCATTAGCAGGAGCCGTCTCTGGACTAAGATTGTTTTGGATTAAACCAACTAAATCTGGACGGCTCTCTAGCAGACTGACCAAGGGAGCATAGCGTTCCCAATCCTGAAGTTTGGCTTCCGCCTTATCCTTCATTGATTGGAACTTCTTTGCCTCCGTTTCCCAGTCCTCTCCTAAAGTCTCGTCCTCAACCGCATCTTCCTCATAAGCCCCTGCCATTTCTTCTACAATGTCAGAGTCTTCCTCCATACCTGAAGCGGCTTCCACAAACGGGTCGGCTGATTCTTCAACCACTCTATCTTCTGTGCTTGCTGTCATGTCGTATCTCCTTCGATGTTTCCGAACTTTATGGCTAGACTTTTAACAAATCTCCAAGTCGGAACTTCACCTATGTTCACGCCTGACCTTTCTCTGAGGAGATAATGCTTTTTAATTCACTCTCCCCAATCTTAACGGCAGCGTCAAGCTTTGCTGCCTTAACCTTCCTGTCAGCCTGCATCATAGACTCCACCTCTGCCAGATTCCGCTTCGTCTTTTCGACGGCGGTCTGTTTGCGGCTCGAAACCGCTTCACGAGTGGCTGTCTGCAGGTCACCGGAAAGGTCTTTAATCTTTTCGTCTAACTGTCCAATATGTTTTTTTAATTGTGCTACTTCATCCATTCTTTGTAATATACCCTCTTTATCAAATATCTCTGGATTCTTCTTGAGAACCTCTCTCCTGTCAACAAGACCGAGCTGGAAAGCTTCAAGATAAACACCGTAGATAGCCCATTTACTCTCAGGTAGGGTAGAACCGGGCTGTATTCTTACATCGTGCTGCCCTATATTTAACTTGTCCTTTTGAATATCATTTACCGCCCCACTGGTATCGTCGTACATATTCACCATGACATCGGTAAGGTCGTTATTTGCCTGTGAAAGGGCAAACATTTTCGGGAATGTATAGTGTCCTTTAGCTAGGCAATAAAGAACTCTTCCAAGTCGATTGATACTGAACTCAATATCCCTTAACTTGGATTTCGGCCTGTCGCTTCCAAGGGCAACCATACGCTCCGTACCCTTGGCAGTCTCGGGTGATTTACCCGGAAAACCGTGCATCATCTCTGGAACGCCAAATATAAAATCTATATAGAACTCAGCCTGCTGTATAAGCCTGTAAAACTCGGAAGCCAACGGCTGTGGAGCAGGATAATGAGGTTCGCCCTGACTCGTATCA